AAGGCCAGTGGTCGTATATCTCATAGATTTTCTCTTTTGTAATTTGTGCAGCCTGTTGTTTGGTATTAGCTGTCATGAATACTTTGCGCCCAGGAATAAATACACATTGTAAGAAGAGCGCAAGTATTGTGATAAAGGATTTTGAAAACGCACGGGGCGCCGTGATGAAGACGTCTTTGAAACGCATGAGCGCGCGCAGTGTGAATCGTTGATAAAAGAAAAGACTGAATTCGGAATCTGCGGGTTTTATTATATCGAGATAGTAATCTGGATAAGCAGTAAATAAGTTAACCCACTTACATAATTCGTCATAGTGTCTTTCCAAATATTCATTGGTAATAACTGCGCCTTTCTCAAGTTCTATGCCCTCGCGCTCTGCTCGTTCAACAAATTCGTTTGGAGTGAGTTCTTGCCGAGCAGAAAGAATAATTTTTCTTCGCTTTTCTTGCATCACTCACCTCCACTGAGGTCAGCTTCGAATTCATCATCAGAAAACAACTTTTCAAACCCTTCATTCTCATAGTTGTCATAATCTGTTTCACTATCATTAAGGTCATAGTATGATTCAAGCTCGGCCGCAGTTTTTAAAGCTTGGATACGTTGGGTAATCTCATCGCCAATACCAGATTCATTGGTATATAAGCGTTGATTCCAGCTTTGGATGTTTTTAATTGTCTCATCAACCACATCGCGCGTTTCTCCATCGTAGAATGGATTTTTGAAACCTCGTTTTTCAAGCCAGCGGCATAACTCACCCATTGATTCAAAATCACTTGCGTTCTTTACATTCTTTGGAGTAAATTCACCAGTCTTAACTAACTTATCATAAGAAGCTAACAGCTTATCGAAATCTTCTCCCGCACGAATACGGTTATCAATTTCATAAGAAATCTTACATATCTTCAATGCTTGGTCGCCTTGAAGCGCACCGTTAATATTTTGAGTAAGCAATAATCCATCATAGAGATTCTCCAAATAAGTTAAAGCCTCCTCTTCATAATTATAACCCCATTTCTCTTGAAGTTTTCTGCGCTTTTCGTCGGAGAGCCCCGGTATGACTTCGTCGAGCGCGCCGGCGGCATCCAACTCACGGTAAGCCTCTTGATAAGAACTCCAATCAATATCGTCATATTCCTCAGTAAACCATATCAGATTATATGATTTTAACAGCTCGGGCGCAGAGTGCGTAGGACGTAGCTCTTCAAACTTATCTATCTTAAAAGGAATATCAAGATATTGACAAATCTTATCCATTACATTCCAATCGTAATCTGTCTTCTCAAGCCTGTCTCCCAAACAATCTACACATACATCTACATATCCACTCGGATACATAAACGACTTAGTTCTCAAATAAGAAAAAGAATCTTTCATCTGGCCGCAGCATACACATTTCTTAGAGGTAAAATCTATATCAAAATGTGGATTTAAAGCCATATCTATTTCTCCTTTTCTTTCTTTGTTGCAGCGTAAACTAATCTACCAAGATTACGTCTTCTAACTCTATTCATCTTTTCCAACTCATCACATAAGTCTTCCCAGATGTCATAAAAATTGCGTGGCTTTGCATCTTTATCATCGTCCTGGACCGCTCGGCCGCCCTCAACGTTTTCCTCTTCGTAAATCCTCACTCCAACTATTTTACAAATCCCAAGAAACTCAATTGGATTCAGTTTCATAATCTCCAAAAGTAAGTTCTCCGGACTATTCTTTTTTAAAGCCAACTAACTACCCTCCTTCTTCTTTTTTCGTAAGTCTCTTTCACATCTCTTACATCTATTTTGAAAGCCGTCTTTACTTCTAGTTTTCTTAACCCAGTTCCTTCCATCAAGCAACAAAATCCTTCCACAACAAGCGCATTGTTTAAAGTTTTCTGGGAAGAAACAATTTTCTATTGTATCTTGATGGAGTTGCGCGGCTTCGTTAATCTTACCTATAATTTTTTGCTTAAATATAGTACTTATATAATTCGCAGTATAGCTCTTTCCATATTTCCTATTGATGTACCCCGCTATATCTGCGTTTTTTTGTTTTTTCTCTTTGAGTTTTAAAATCTCGCGCTGTACTTCCGTTAAGTCGGCAATTTCCTCATAGAATCTAAGGGTTTCAAGCAAGTTCTTCAAATTATTTTCTATAATGTGGTCGATTTCAATTTGCTCGAGTCGCTCGTCGAATTCTTCTTTAAAGAGATAAAGTTGATAAACCGCTTCTAAACTTCTGAAATCGAAAATTTCTTTGTCTGGTTTCTGACAGTTGTGTTTCTTCCATACTAACCGACTAATCCAACGTAGTTGTTCTTCGTTGAGTGCGCGCGGGTCAAAATTTTTATCAAAAATCAGTTCTCCAACCGCTCCTTCTTTTACGCCTAATGGCAAAACTTCCACATCGCAGTCAAAAACAAAACTTTTATGCTTCGGCGCGTAGATGGATTGGGTTATATTGAAAGTTGAGCGGTATGAGTCTCTAATTGTGAACTGTTCCGTCCTTAACTCTCTAATCCTATGTCTCAACTTCAAATACCCATATTGATTAAGTTTACGGCTTCGCGCGCGTATACATTCAACTTCTTCGTCAGTAAACCTATTTACTAGTTCTTCCCTTGGCGGTTTCTCTCTTCTCCCAATCCTCTCTTCATAAAAGTTAATCTCCAGTTCAATCTCGTCAATCGTCTTCCATAATTCCTCAAAGGTCGGCCGCAGAAACTCAGGGGCCTCCTTTCTAGCTTCTTCTCTGTTAAAAACGTCTCTGTTCTTCTTTAAAACAACCGCATCATTCAACGTATATAGTTGCGCATTACTCATGGCAGGATTTTCCAAAACCGCATCAAGCGATTCTGCTTCGTTAGTCTTCGTCCATTTCGTTTCTAACCCTGTATCCTTACCAATGGGCGTACCGTTTTCGTCTTTGCCCCAAAGTAAATAATCTGCAATTGTGGAGGCCTCGGCCGCAGTCAGCGTTGGAAACTGTACCAAATAAGTCTGGATGAATTGAGCTCGCTCTTGCGCGGTCTCAAGTCCCCAGTTAAGTTTCAATCTATTCTGCATTTACGTTTCCTCCTACATTTCAAGTATAACACGCGTGGGAGAAGAAGTCAAATTTCGTGAGCTTTCGTCTACAATTTTCGTGAAATTTGACAACTTCTTAAAAATCAGTTATAATTAATTATAAAGTAAAGTTGAACTTAGGAGGTAAAAGGTAAATGGATAACGTAAACCATCCGGCGCACTACAATACCGGTAAGTATGAATCAATCGATGTAATGGTTGAAACGCAGGGCGCGGAGGCCGTTAAGGACTTCTGTATCTGTAATGCATTTAAATATATATATCGACACCGATTCAAAAATGGGACTGAGGATATAAAGAAAGCCATATGGTATTTAGAGAAGTTTGTAGAGTTGGAAGAGTTTTATGGAGGGACGAATGACTAGGAGACAAAGGCTTGAGGCCGTAATTAGGGGTGAAATAAGTGAGGAGTTAATTGAGAGTTGTAGGGAGGAATTGGCGAAGTTGGACGAACGTAGTGCGAAGGCGAATGAAGATTCGAGGTTGAGTGCGAATTATCGCGAAAATAAAATGTACGAGGAACGTATATGTGAGGTGTTGACGGAGGAACCAATTCAGGTTGATGAGTTGGCGGAGAGAGTTGGGTCGACGTTGTCGCGTCAGAGATTAACTGCGATTTGTACGAACCTTATACGAGAGAGACGAATTAAGAGTTGCGATGTTAAGGTTAAAAATAAGGGTAAAAGAAAGGCCTACTATATAGATTAGACTTGGGAGACCAAGTCTTTTTTATTGTCAATTTTTGATTTCGTGGAGATAAATTTCCACCCGTGCCCGCCCTCTCCAAGTTAGAAGTCTCTAACTCCTAATTCCTACCTCCCCAGTAGGAATTAAAAAATTTTTTGTATTCATATGAATACATAGTCATATGTTTAGGTACTACTTTTGCGAAAAATTTTAATTCCTATCAAGTCAGTAGGAATTTAAAGGTTCGGTGTAGTTTCCTTAAATGCAAATAAAAATTGTATTAATAAGTTAATACAATTTTTTCATTTTGGGTATTGTAATGGGCGTTCGTACGTGCTAATATACTCATATAAGTTATTGCAACCCCGTTTTGTCGGTGCGGTCTCCGCATAGCCATTGAACCTTAAAAATTGCATAAAGTCGCTATATAGTAAAAATGGCAAAGTGTCGCATTTTAGCGCACCAAGTTTTTACTACCTTGTTTATACTTTTGTGGGCGTGCGGATACAATATCGTATAGCGGAATGATAATTAAAGACAAATAAAGCCATTTCAATGGCTTTAAGTATTCAAACGATAGAATATATCACTTGAATACTTAAAAGCGTTGAAACGCTAAATAAACACCACTCAACACTATTTAAAGCGATATGCGGAAAGGAAATACAATGAACGCTAAGACAATAAATAGAATGTTTGAAAGAACAATATCACTCATTCAGCATTTTGAAGTCAAAACAAGTTATGACGCAAAGCGCAAGACAAAGGCTCTTGACATAGTACAAAGCAATTTAGACAAAGCTAAAAACGGCTTGCCGATTGATTGCGGTATGTATGGTAAAGTAAAAGAGCTAACAAGCCACGACAGCAAAAGCACCATAACAAGAGTACAAGCGCAAAGCCGCAATGATAGTTATATCATCATAGACGGCAAGCGGAAGCCATTAGAAGTTAAAACAAACGGCGGAAGAGTCGCAAGCCTTTACAAACTCAATGCAAAGGCAAGGGAAAACCGCTATATCTTCTATACTCTTGACTTTACGGTTAAAGCCGGAAAACCACGCAAAGACGGAAGCCGGAAGCCGGAAGAACACAGATACTTTTCCGGAGTGTTCACAGTTGCTAAATTCATTGAGATTTTAGAAGCTACAAAGGCAACTAAAATAATCGGTCACAATGAAAGTGATAGAGAAATTGCAATACAGAGCGATAGTAAAAAACTTTACAAAGCATTGATTGCAAGTGAAGCGATTGAGTACAATCCTAACTGGGAATACTTCAGTGAAGATTTTATCTAAAGCTAATGTAAAGCCCTAAAAAGGGCTTTACACTTTTTAGCACTCTTGAAATGAGAGTGCTAAAAAGTGTAAAGCACTAAACACTAACACTATTCAAAGCGTAAAGCGGAAAGGAAAAAACGATGAGACAGTGGAAATTCAGAAGTGTTACAACTAACACCATACCCAAAGAAGCTATCACTTTACACAACTTTATGATAACGGACGATAAAAAGCATATCTATTATCATCATAAATACTACACAATTCTTGAAACTGAAGAGACCGAAAACGGCACTATTTACCACGCCGAATGTATCAGACACACGGGCAAAAAGCATATAAAGTTCGGTACAACTTTTGTGATTCAGCCTTATGGAGTCGGGATATGTGAAAGCTTCTTTAAAGAAGCTTAATAGGCCGAGCCGATAAAATCGGCTCGTTTGTATTAGCACTCTATCATTGAGAGTGCTAATACAAGCGTAGAGCTTGAGCATACAACACTATGTAAAGCTAATAAAGCGGAAAGGAAACTAAAATGAAGCTGATCAAGACTATTACGACAATAATTAATGCTAATGATTTTATGGCATGGACTGATTACCAGACAGACGATGATTTTATCGTTTATGCCGTTGAAAAGCTCGATATTAATTATATGAGCTTGTTTCTTGATGAAAAGTCATATACTGATTACAGTATTATTTACAAAGCTCATAGAATCTTTACTATTAAGGGTGAAAGAATTGGCATTGGTGTTCGTTTAGAATGGGGTGACTATAATGATGATTGTAGTTTAGTAATGCAAGTATATAAATAAATAATAAGGCGGTCGTATGACCGCCAATTTTTTTATTGCCTTAATTTGTTAAAAAAATATCACAATGTTTTTTATTTAATACAATCCATTTTTTTCGTACGTGTTACGTACGAAAGTGGGGTGTACTTTTTGGGAAAAGTGTGATATACTATCTATAGTTAAAGGAGGATATGACTATGGAAACTAAGACTTGGCATTTTGTTGACCGCTACACGGGCGAAGAGTTTTTCGTGGAATCAGTTTGGAGCTATGGCGCGCGAGCTACAGCTGAAAAGTATTTTGACTTTCCGGTGTGCCTGGGCATTGTGGAGCCTGAAGTAGCTGAAGCTATGGGGCTCGACACGTATTAAAAATTATAGAAAAGTTGGGAGCTACTACAAAACCATTTCATGTTACGGGGAAATTTTTCTCCGTAACTTTTATGGAATCTTTTTTCGTACGTATTACGTACGAAAAAGGGTTTGACAGGTTTTCCGAAAAGTAGTACAATGTAGGTACAATAAAGAGAGAAAGAGAGGTACTCAAAATGTATACAATTTACTTCGATATGGACGGAACTATTGCGAACCTTTACGGCGTGGAAAATTGGCTTCCAAAGCTGAGAGCTGAAGATGCTTCACCATACGTGGAAGCTATGCCGCTCGTAAACTTGGAAAAAATGGGCGAGCTGTTGGCGGAGCTTCAGCACATCGGCTACACTCTCGGAATTATCAGCTGGACTTCAAAAGGTAGTACAAATTCCTACAATAAAAAAGTTAGAAAAGCTAAACTCGAATGGCTTGTAGGGTGCTTTCCCGAAATTGAATTCGATGAAATTCATATAGTAAAATATGGTACAAGAAAAGATTATATAGCAAAAGATAAATATGGAATTATCTTTGATGATGACGAAAGAGTTAGAGAAAAGTGGAGAGGTGAAGCAATTAATCCGAATACAAAAGATATTGTAGAAACATTAACAAAGTTAGTAGAAATGTCCGAGTAATCGGACATTTTTTCCTATAATGTTTTTTCGTACGTATTACGTACGAAAAACAATTTGCATTTTTCTCCGAAAAGTATTATCATATAGACAGATAAAAGAAAGGAGACAAAAAAATGTATAGCAAACATTATGTATCCGATAGAATCGAAAGAGAAAAACTTATACAGAAAATTGGTGTAGGAATTGCACTCGATACAATTAGAGTCGATCGAAATCACAAAAATGGTGCAGAACTTCACACAATAACTTCTACAGGAATTATCATCATAAGAAACGAACGCACAAATAAAATTGTCACAAAATTAATTGCTCGTCCAGGACAAATAAAAAGATATTATGACGAGGTTCCTAAAATTATGGAAAAAGTCATACAGATTGCAAGGGTACATCAGGAATTGGGGTATAACAAATGAAAAAGAAAAAGACAGAAAAAATTGGAACAATTAAAGGAATAGATGTTCTGAAAAATACTCGTCCAATGCAGGATATTCCTTTTAGAACAGGCGTTCATTCCGATAAAAGGAAGAAAAGAGAAAAGGTAAATAAAAATAAGTTGGAAAAGTGGTTGTAAATAGTGTTATACGTAGTTCGCGCGCGGTCAACTTCCTAAAATTATAAGTTGAACCTTTTGAAAAAAGAAGTTGACCGCGCGCACTCAGCGTATTTTCGTACGTATTACGTCCGAAAACTTATTTGACAAGTCCTTCTTCATTGATTATAATATAGATGTAATAAGAAAGGAGACAATAAAATGATTACATTTCTTGTATATATTGTTATATGGGTTCTTGTAGGTTTATCAATGCTTGTTGATATTCCAAACCATTCCGAAGTCTATAGGTTTACAATTTTTGTAGGTATGCTTATACTTATTCCGTTTATCGCATATATATGCGGATTATAATAGTGTTGTGTGGGAAAGAACAGACTTCGGTCTGTTTTTTCTTACAATTTCTTTTTCGTACGTATTACGTACGAAATAAAATTTGAAATTTTCACAAAATTTTGTTATAATTTCTTTAGAAAATAAAAGAAAGGAGAAAAAATTTATGGCAATTTCCCGAAAAGTTGAAAGAGAGTTATTGAGAGAAAAATATTTATCCGATATTTCCGAATTTTTCTGTAATAAAGACGAAGAAGTTTTAAAGGTTAAATCCAATGAGATAGCAATTCCCGTTGTGGGGTGTGAGGGTAATGAAGATTTTATAGTCATTACTGTAAAGGTTCCAACTGGCGCCAACAAAGGAACCGAACCATATGACGGTTATGAACTTGCCGAAGATTATCAGATGAAACTTGTAGAAAAAGAAAGGAAGAAAAAAGAAACAGAAAAGAAAAAGTTGGAAAAAATTGCAAAAGATAAGGCAATTAGAGAAAAGAAAAAAGAAATTGCCGAAAAAGGGGAGTAATCCCCTTATTTTTTTGGAAAAATAAATTTCGTACGTATCACGTCCGAAAATTGATTTGACAAATTTTCCTATAATGATTATAATGTTATTGTAAGATAAAGAAAAAACAGAAAGGAATGTAAAAATGAAGATTGTAATTAATACTTGCTTCGGCGGTTTCTCTCTTCCAACAGAATTTTGTAAGAAGTATAATATGAGAGCATATGATGATATTGAACGCACTGACGAAAGATTAGTGTCTTTCGTAGAGTCGCGCGGACGCATAAGAGAGGGATGCAGTATGCTTGTTGTTAAGGAAATTCCCGACAATGCAACAGATTATATGATAACTGAGTACGATGGTGCGGAAGGTATTATATATGTTGTTGACGGAAAACTTGAAGAGATTTAATCTCTTCTTTTTGTTTTATACAATTTCGTACGTATTACGTACGAAAAACTTCTTGCATTTTTCCTCTCCATAAGTATAATTATATTGTAAGCAAAAACAATACTTCCGAAAACGAAAGGACGGACACTATGAATATTATGATTTTTGACACAGAAACAACTTCTCTTGATAAGCCTTTTTGCTATAATGTAGGCTATATTATCGCAGACGCAGAGACGGGCGCCCTTGTGCTCTCACGTGACTTTGTTTGTGAACAGGTATGGCATAATCCGATGCTTTTCACTACTGCTTATTATGCAGATAAAAGAGACATATACGTTAAAGCAATGAGACAGCGCAAAACTAAAATGGACAAGTTCGGTTATATTTGCCAGCAGATGATTAGAGACATTAAGAATTATGAAGTTTCATCTGCATATGCTTATAATAGTTCATTTGATGAAAAGGTGTTCAACTTTAATTGTGATTGGTTTAAATGTAACAATCCTTTTGATAATCTGCCGATATATGACATTAGAGGTTATGCACATCACTTTATATGTGATGATGATTTTAAGAAGTGGTGTGAAGAACACAAGGCTTTTTCAGATAGTGGCAACTATTCCACTACCGCAGAAAATGTATATAGATACATCAGCGGTTATAATGACTTTGTAGAAGAACATACCGCACTTGCAGACAGTGAGATTGAAACAGAAATACTTCTTTTCGCACTCGATGCGGGCGCAGAAATTGGAACAGATTATAGAGCATTTAGAAGTGTTGTTCGCCCACAGAGAAAACAACTCACAGTTAAAAAGAATAATGAAATTGTTTTCACTGACGAGTGCGACACAATCCGTTATATGAAAACAAATAATACAATAATTCTCAAGGGTTAATCCCTTGAGATTTTTTTAACAATTTCTTTTTTCGTACGTATTACGTACGAAAAAACACTTGCATTAATTGTCCAATAATGTTATCATATCATTGTCAAGAGAGAACAAAACAAACAAACAAAATAAAATTTAAAAAGTTTAAAAAATCCCTTGACAAACCAAAACTAAACCTTTATAATAAGTATATCAGTTAAAGAGTTAAACAGAAAGGAAAATGTACTATGACTAACAGAGACTTCTACAACGCAGTAATTAACGCTAACATCAATGAGGAAATGACTTCGTTCGCAACTGAAGCAATTGCAAAACTTGACGAGAGGAACGCAAAGAGAGCGTCAAAAGAGTCTGCAAAGCAGATTGCTAACAAGCCAATCATCGAAGCAATTTCGAGAGTGCTTACAGATGAACCAATGCTTGCTTCTAAGATTGCAGAGCTCTGCGGAATTTCTGTAAACAAGGCTTCTGCACTCGCCAAGAAAGTTGAGGGTGTACAGGTTGTTGATGTAAAGGTTAAGGGAAAGGGAACACAGAAAGGTTACTTTCTCGCCTAACAAAATGGCATAGTGGGCGCCATAAGTCCCACCCCACTTATATGATGTATGCCTCCTTTCAAAATAGTGTTGTTGCGAAAAAACCGATAAAATTTATCGGTTTTTTCGTTGGCGGTTATTTTCGTACGTTACACGTACGAAAAACAATTTGATTTCTTTTTATAATTTGATTATAATATAAGTGTAATAAGAAAGGAGATTTTAAAATGATTGCAAGGTGGTATCACGAAGATAGTATAGAATACTTAATTGCTTCGACTTACGCTACAGGAAAAGGCAGATTATTTGAAATGTTTTTCGGTTGGAGAGAAACACACAACAACGAGTGTAAAATGGTTTTTAGTGCTAATGATTGGAAAAATATAGATGAATCTATAGAATACTATAATAAATTTGTAAGAAGAGAGGAGAATTGAAATGACAGTTAGAGAATTAATACAGACTTTACTTAATAACGAGTCTTTAGATGAAGAAGTCTATTTAAAGGTTAGCGATAAAAACATTATCTATCCTATTTACGATGTTGCTAATGATTGTGGCACGTTGGTTATAAGTGATACTGCATATCCTAATAATGATTTTTGGCACACATATAGAGATATTATTAACTAATGTACACTCGCGCGATGTCAAGAAAACTTTACATCGCGCCTTCTACGTATTTTCGTACGTATCACGTACGAAAAACTCTTGACTTCACGCATCAATATGATATAATTACCATATCAAATAAAGGTGAACCGAAAGGAAGGTATCAAATGGCAGTATCACGCAAAGCAGAGAGAGAACTTATTAGAGCGGACTTCCTTGACAGAGTGTCAAGATTCCTCTTCGAGAGTGGCGAAGAAGTCCTTCGTGTCAAGTCCAACGAAATTGCAATCCCTTGTGTAGGTTGCGAAGGAAATGAGGACTTCATCGTCATCAACTTCAAAGTGCCAACAGGTGCGAACAAAGGCACTGAGCCATACGATGGTTATGCACTCGCTGAAGATTACGTTCACAATCTTGCGGAAAAGGAACGCAAAGCAGAGGAACGCAAGGCAGAAAAGGCGAAGAAAATCGCCAGGGACGCCGAACTCAGGCGCAAACGTGCGGAGATTGCAGAAAAGGGCGACAAATAGTCGCCTTTTTTCTACATTTTAGTTTTCGTACGTATTACGTACGAAAAATGATTTGATACCATAATATAAAAATGTTATCATAACATTATCAAAAGAAAAGAAAATAAAAGGAGAAAAACAATGACACGATATGAAAAAGAAAAAATGATTGCAGAAATCACAACACAATTTAATGAACAAAAAAGAAAAGATATAGATATAATTATAAATAAAATATTTGAACACCCAATAGCACTAAATGATGTACACTACAATTTTTTAAAAGAAATTGAAAAAGAATTAAAAGAATTTAAAATAAAATATTGTTAAAAATAAGTCTTTTGACTTATTTTTAAATTATTCTTTTTCGTACGTATAACGTACGAAAAAACTATTGACCGCGCGCCTTCGACATAGTATAATTACATTGTCAATAAGAAAGGAGACCACAAAATGGACAGAAGAAAATCATACTACCTCACAATAGATACTGAAACTTGTAACGATATGGACAACCCACTTGTATACGATATAGGCGGTTGTATACATGACCGCAAGGGTAGAGTCGAAGAGGCTTTTTCCTTTGTAATCTATGAAACATTTGTCGGAATGTCCGATGTAATGGCAAGCGCATATTATGCGGATAAAATTGACAACTACGAAGATGACCTCACCGCAGGACGTCGCACAATGGTTACATATTACACAGCAAAAAAACATATTGCTGACCTTTGCGAAAAGTACAACGTAAAAGCAATAATCGCTCACAATATGCGTTTTGACTATAAGGCGACCGCAACGACTCAGCGTTATCTTACTAAATCAAAGTATAGATATTTCCTACCTTATGGCGTTGAGTTGTGGGATACAATGAAAATGGCAAATGATACAATTTGCAAAGAATGGGGATACCGTACTTGGTGTAAAATGAATGGATACATTACAAAGAACGGTCAAGTCCGCAAAACTGCCGAAATTCTTTATAGATACATCACAGGACAGAACGATTTTGTTGAATCTCACACAGGACTTGAAGATGTAATGATAGAAAAAGAAATATTTGTAGCGTGTATGGATAAACATAAGAAAATGACAAAAAAGGCGTTTAAATAACGCCTTTATTTTTGGAGAAGTTTTTTCGTACGTATTACGTACGAAAAACGGTTTGACTTATTTCATAATATGAGTATAATTATAATTGTCAAGGGGAGAGAAAGGAACTAACCCAAGGCAAGCCTTAATGGGGAGTGGGTTCGAATCCCACGTGAGGACGCTCACAAACCACGAAACTTTTTAAAAAGTTGTGAAAAACCCCTTGACAAATTAATCTAAATAGTGTATCCTATAGATACAGTAAATCACTACCAAATTAAAAAAGAAAGGAAATGTACTATGACACAGAGAGAATTTTTCACAGCCGTTATCGCTTCCGTTGACAACGATGAACTCAAGGCTTTCGCCACAGATGCAATCGCAAAACTCGATGCACGCAACGCCAAGAGAGCGTCCACACCTTCCAAGACACAGAAGGAGAACGCACCACTCATCGAGAAGATTGCGAGCCTTCTCACTTCTGAGCCGAAACTCGCAAGCGAACTCGCTTCAGAAATGGGAGTTTCACCACAGAAGGCGGGCGCACTTGCCAAGAAGGTCGAAGGCGTCAGCGTGTGTGATGTCAAGGTAAAGGGCAAGGGCACACAGAAGGGATATTTCTTCGCATAGCCGACAAAAAGAACGGACTTCACATCCGTTCTTTTTTTTGGAGAGATTTTTTCGTACGTATAACGTACGAAATTATAGTTGCATTATTTCCTATAAATGTTATAATTAGGTATCAAAAGAAAGGAGAAATAAAAATGAAATATATAGTTATCTTTTTCGTATCATATGAAGGTTATCATTTTGATAAATACTCAAAAATCTTTAGTAATAAAAAAAGAGCAAAAAGATATTGTCAAGATTTAAATATTGAATTTGCTGAAGCAAACGGATGTTCTATAAAAGATTTGGGAGATTATTATGTAGTTAAAGAGGTTAAAGAGGATTAAATATCCTCTTTTTTAGTATCTACTTTTTCGTACGTATCACGTACGAAAAACGCAAAAGTCAAATTTGTTAAATAATTCACAATTCGAACATATGTTTGTTAATAATTTATTAACAATTAGAGTTCTCTAACTCTCGTTAATTAATTCACAAACAATCCGAACAAATGTTCGTCGTGGTCGTACATCGACTGCGGCCGTGCCCTGTCAAATTTCGGCTGTAGGGAGCTACGACGGAGCTGCAGCTGGGCGCCGGCAGGGAGCTGCGGATGGCAGCTGTGAGGAAGCTGCGCCTACGCGACGAAAAGGAGCTGCAATTCTCCAACGAACCGGGCCGCCGCAAATTTGACTTTTAAAATCAAATTTTATGGGAGCTGCGTCGTCGTCGAAATTTGAAAAATTTTGTCAAATTTTCAGCGCGCATTCAACGAGCTGTGACTTCGATTTCGTCTGCGTTCCCACAAATCGAAATTTGAAAAAGTTTCAAAATAGCTTTATAATATATATAGAAAGTGAAGAGAGAATGGACACTCTGAAAAAATGAGTAACGATAAAAAAAATGTAACTCCTTCACTTTCCCCGCGGGATTTAGAAATAAATAATTTGAAAAGTTCTAAAAATTCCGCTATAATATATATAGAAAGTGAGAGAGAAAAGTAACTTCTCCCCTTTTTAAAAAAACGTAACTGGCGTCGACTGCCTCAAGTCGAAGAAAGGCACTAAAATGACAAAGAGAGAAATGTATGTAGCAATCGTTAACGGCGAGATGAACGAGGAAATGCAGGCGCTTGCAGCTGAGCTGATTGAGGGGCTGGACGCTACCAATGCTAAGCGCAAGGAAAAGGCTGGCGAGAAGAGAGCTGAGAAGCTGGCAGCTGAGGCTGAGCTTGTCAATGCTATCGTAGAGTTCCTCGGAGACGAGTTCGTAACTGCTTCCGACATCTGCGAGCACTTCGAGGAAATCGCAACTCCGCAGAAGGCGACTGTTCTCGTTAAGAGAGCTGTTGAGGACGGCAGAGTCGTAACTGAGAAGATTAAGGGCGCAAAGGGCAAGGTAAACGGCTACAAGAGAGCTTAGTATAAGTATTACTTATACGTATAACGTATAAAAGAAGAGGTTTAACCTCTTCTTTTTTTTAGTTTAACTATTTATTTAAATAAATTATAACGAAATTTGACAAAAAATTGCAACTTTTGAGCGTTTATGTTAAAAATATTTGACATTTTGAATAAAAAATTTGACTTTTTGATGGTGTCTGTGGCAGCAACTTTTCCTATCTTCACTCACCATAGTCCACCCCTGTATGCGCACCTGAGGGCCTCCTTGTACGCTCGGAACCTCGCAGGAACCTCTACGTATACGTAAATGCACACCCGCCGCACACTTTGTTCCGACCTCAACTTTACTTATACGACTACTTATACGTATACGTATACATATACGTATATATAAACTTATACGTTTATTAGTTTTATTTTTAACCTACCCTATACCTATCTACCTACCCTTTCCTTTTAACCCTACTTACTATACCTACCCTATCTACTTACTTTACCTATTACATCTAATCTACTTAACCTACTAACTCTACCTACCCTACCCTACCTTACCTTACCTACTTCACTATCCTATATACGTATACGTAATATATATACGACCTACTAACTCTACCTACTTATACGACCTCCGTATACTACCTCGCCTCGCAAAGGCGGCCAACCTGCGGTTGCCACCTTTACTCTGCTCGGCCAGCTTAAATCTGGACCTCTCGCCTTGTGGGCTGCGCCACCAAGGCTCGGACCACCTTTCATTGGCTGCTTGTTCTATTTACGTATACGTATTACGTATATATATACGTATACGTATTACGTATAAGTATATGTATAAGTTTTTCTATTTTGATTTTAAGTAGATTTTTGGAAAATTAACTACAAAATTTTGAGACCCGAATTTTAATTCCTGGAAAATTCCTACAATTTTTTCTACAAAATAATTCGTACACCGCACCGATGCCGAAAATTAATCCCGTTAGCTTTCCCAAATTTCTGCAAAATAATTCGTCGAGTGCGGCCGAGTCAAAAACTTATTGCATTAGCTTTCCCGAAAAAATTTTTTGGAAAATTATTCACTTGCAATATGTATTCGTTTCTACGTTTACTGCGGCCGTCCCGTAATTTTGCAGAAAATTTATGGCTCGGGCGCACTCAACGTACAACCTCTTAAAAAATTCTCCCAATAAAAAAGACTCTCAAGGAGTCTCTTCTATTCATGGTCTCACCTCTACAAACCACTCAATTATTTCATCGGCTTCTGACTTTGTAATAAACATTTCACAATCTTTATGACAAGGACATTCTCCATCTGAATAGAAATAACACTGGTCTATTGTAGCCGACATATCTTGCCAAGGTCTATACCAAAAACAATTTCCTCTAATAATTTCTTTTTTCATTTTTCTCCCTAAGGTAGCTTTGTGAGTATCTCAATTTCATCTAATAGGTGATGTATATAATCATCAATCTTATCTCGTCTCACGTAATATTTACAAATCTTACATGGCATACAGAGAGGATAACCAAAACGACAAAAAG